CTGCTCGATGTCCAGGTTGCCGGGAAAGCGCGGCTGCGCCGCCACCGGGATCGTGTTCCGGTAGGGCGTGACCAGCTGCGGTCGCCAGCCGACCTGCTGCGCGCGGGCGTGCTGGGCCAGCCTGTCCGTGAAGTCGAGCGCGGAAATCAGTCGCTGCTTCGGCTCGCGGACGGTGAATTGCCGATACTCGCCCTGCTCCCATGCGCCATCGAGCAGCTGCTCGCGGATGGCGCGCAGGTTTTTCTCGGCGTACTCCTTGAATTCCAGGTAGCCCCAGGTCTGGCGCTTCCCGCGCGCCGTCTTGACATAGGCGTCGCGCAGATTGTCCATGTCGGCAATCCGCTCGATCAGATGATCGCGGCGCTTAACCATGACGAAAGCTGGCCGCGCCGTTCGCCACAACACGGTGGCTACTAGGCGCTCTGCCAGACCCCCAAGGGTGTTTGCCGAAGCAGGACAACATGGCTGACCACATGGAAAAGGGCCGGCCTGCCGCGCCGTGGCGGCGGCAGAGCGAAGATGACGCCAAATCCTTGTCCTCACAGACGCCGCGCGCCCCGATGTTGTTGTTCGAGGCCGTCGGGGCGTTGTTCCAGTTCGACGCGCGCGAACCGGCGTCCGCCGCGTTGGCCCAGTAGCCCCCAAAGAGCACGGCGCTATTACCCATGTTGCCCCCTGCGTTTCTGCTTCGCGATCCAGGCACCCAACAAACGCCCCGCCTCGGCGATCAGCACTTGCGCTGTCTCGACCTGGTGCGGCGTGATGCTGCGAACCTGTCTGCTCACCAGAAACCGCAGCCAGAATCGCAGATGCGAAAGGCCCGCATCCGCGATGTAAAGGCGGGAAACCTGCCCGGACTTCCCGGCCTCCACGATTAGTTTCACCTGCTCCAGCAGGCATTCGATGAACATGGCCTTGGCCACGCCATGCTTGCGCGGAATGTTCTGCGCGATCGGATACAGATAGGCGATCACCGTTTCGTATTTCTCGACGATGTTCATCTGTTCGTAGCATTGCGCGGCTTCTTTCTCGGGCTCCATGCTCTATCGAATCATTCCGGCGGCTGTCGCCGCCTCATTCAAGAATCAGGTGGTCACAGACGCCGCGCGCCCCGAGGTAGTTGACCGAGCCCGACGGGGCGCCGGTCCAGTACGACGCGCGCGAACCGGCGGCCGCCGCGTTGGCCCAGGAGCCCCCAAAGATCACGGCGTTTTCCATCTGGTAGGTCGAGCCACGCCCGCCGGTATTGGCAACCCATCCTGCCGCTGCCGCGCCGCCGCCGAATTCCCCGCCCCATATCCACATGCATCCAGTGGCCTGGATGACGCCCCACTTGGATGTGAACTCATTCCAGGTATTCGCGTAGCCTGTGCCATTGACACCCGTGGTTGGCACATCGGTGCCGCCGCTGGACTGCGCTTCCGTGGTGCCATAGGCAAGCGCGGCGAACTCGTCATACGTCGGCAGGCGCTTGCCCCACGACTGCATGACTTCGGCGGCTTCCCACCAGTTGAGCGTGCTGTAGGCCGTCGATCCATTGCCGCCGAACTTGGTCGGGATCTTCGGCGGCGCGCTGCCGTCTGCGATGCTGACGTTGTACTTGCTGGTGCCGTTGGTCAGGTGATCTACGCCGAGCAGGTAGATGTCCGCCCAGAACGAGTCGGCCACCAGCGTCATGCCGCGCGGATCGGGGCAGGCGGGTTTGAATTTCAAGTCCCAAAAGCTGTAGGCGTTGATCGCTGCCGTCGTGTCGCCGCCAGTGGTGCCGGTCGCGTTGCCGCCGGGGGCATAGTGGAAGCCGCCGATGAGGCGCGAGCCGGTTTCCGGCGCGGAAGTGAATGATGTATCGGCAGTGACAGAGCCGTCTTTGTCAGCCCAGATGGCGTAGTCCGTGCCGGCGGTGAGCGTCGGCATGGTGATGCTGGTCGCGGAGGCGTAAGTCACCGTAGTCCCGTCGCCGAACCCGACGACCGTGCCTGCCTTTATCTCCGCAGTCCCGGCTCCGGTTTTGGTGAAGGCGACCGTGTCTGGGTCGGCTTTGCAGAAGAGTCCTTTTGCCGCCTCTGCCAATCCACCCACCTCCCCCGCCGTCAGCGTCGAAACAACCGTCTTCCTCCCCGCCGAGAAATTCACCAGTGAGCCGCTGTTGCTCGATGCCAGCACGGTGGCGCGGGTCAGCGTGTTGCCCGATGTCGTGAATATGCCTTCCCCGACCTCCCACTCGGCGCCGAGCGAGATGGCGTAGCGCACGGTGGCGCCGGTGGCGTGGGCGGCGGTGAAGGAGCGGTAGCCGTCCGGCGCAGTGCCGGAGAGCGTGAGCGTGCCGGTGCCGGTGGTGGTGCTGGTGTCGGAGACGCGGTCTTTTCGTTCGATGGCCATGGCTGATCCTTCAGGTGTCGGCGGTGACGCGCACGACGTTGGTGCCGTCGGCGTAGACGATGGCGCGCTTGCCGTCGGCGACGGTGATGCCGGTGCCGCTGGCGCCGATCACCTGCACGCCGAAGCCGCCGCTGGTATTGGCGAAGATCGTCCATTGCTGCGCGCCGAGCGGGACGACGAGGTTGCGCAGGGCGGAGAGCGCGCCGGTGCATTCGAGCACCTGGCAGCGCGCCTCGGCGGCGCTGAGGGTCTGGTTGGCGTCAGCCATGGCCTTGACCAGGCGGCCGGTGGCGGGCGGCGTGGCGAGGCGGTGGTCGGTGTAGCTGGTGACGGAGGAAGCACCCGTGACGATGGTGTAGAGCGGGATGCTGCCGGCCGTGAAGCCGCTGGTGTTCTTGCTCACCGCGCCGGCGCGGGTGGCCTCGACGTAATTGGTGGTCGAGGCGGACAGGGCGACGGTGCCGTTGGCGATGCCGGTGAGCACGCCGTCGACGGTGAGGATGCCGCCGTAGTAGCCCCAGGTGAGCGCGCTGGTGGTGCTGGCGCGGCGGGCGAAGAGCGTGGCCGGGCTGGCGGCGTCGAACAGCGCGTTGGCGGTGACCTCCTTCTGCGCCTGGCTGCTGCTGATGGTGTCGAGGTTGGTGGTGGAGCTGGCCATTAGACGGTTCCTTCGAGTTTGTAGCCCCGGCCGACGGCGGCGGAGAGCTGGTAGACGCGGCAATAGACGGTCGATTGCGCGCTGCCGAAGTCGGTGGTCTGCTCGGCGGCGGTGTAGCTGGCGGTGGGCGTGCCGGCGGCGATGGTGCGCTTGAGGGTGGCGTAGCCGCTGCCGTCCCAGATCTCCACCTCGTAGGATTCGGATGCCTCGCCGAGCGGCACGTCGGCGTAGTTGTTCCAGCCGCCGCCGATGCGGGTGCGGCGCGTCCAGTTGAGGGTGATGTCGGCCGCCGCGTTGCGGCCGCCGCCGAGCAGCACCGGGGCGAGCGGCGTCTGCGCGACGGCGGTGTTGGTGAAGGCGACGGTCTCGGCGTCGTCGAGGAAGCCGCCGAAGGTGGCGGCGCGGTAGTGGCGCTCCAGGTCGTATTCCGCGCTCGACGCTTCGAGGATGTAGGTCGAGGCGGCGTCGAGCAGGACGAAGCGTTCGCCAGCTGCATGAGTCGAGGCGGCCCATTCCGTGCCGCGCCGACCCCGCAACAGGCCGGTGAGGGTGTAGGTGTCGTCCGAGACCAGCGTGGCGGTCTTGAACTGGATGATCTCGGCTCCGAGCAGGGCGGCGTTGGCGCCGTTCAAGACGTTCGCCTCGGTGTCGCTGGCCAGCTCGCCGTTCAACAGGACGACGGTGACGCTGTTCGCCTCGTCGAAAATGTTCTGGGTGAAGGCGCCCAGGGCGGTGGAGGCGGTGCCGATCGTGGCGTCATTGAGGAAGCCCGCGCCGAAGCTGCCCCAGGTGGCGCCGGCGTCGGCGGACTTGTAGGGCTGGGCGCCGTACCAGCCGGAGCCGTAGCCGCAGGCGGCGGCGTAGAAGCCGACGCCGTCGTCCTGGTCGCGCAGCAGCGGGATGTCCATCAGCGCGAGCTTGGTGAGCGGTGTCAGGGCGACCTCCTCGTCGGGGGCGAGGATCTCCGCCGCCGCGCCGGCCTGGGTGTAGATGCTGGGGTCTTCCAGCGCGGCGCGGCGGCGGCTGACGAGGCTGTAGTCCTCGTCGGCCAGGCGCACGGTGTAGGTGCGGCCAGCCTTGACGATGTCGATTACGTCGGTCGGCTCGAGGTAGCCGTATTTCCAGCAGGTCTGGAAGTCGAACTGGGTGCGGCCGGTCCAGGCGTCGTACATGAGCACGTCGGCGATCTGCTTGGCCTTCGACGCGCTCATGGCGATGGCGAAGTTCTGCGAGACCTTGTTTTCGCTCTCGGTGGTGAGGCGCTGCGAATACTGCGCGCCGACCTGGTAGGCGGCGCCGGTGTCCAGGTACTGGATGTCCATCTCCAGCGGCAGCTCCATCTCCTGCGTGCGGGTGACGAGCGCGGTGTCGGGCGGCGCGCTGCCGTATTCGTGCGCGGCGAGGTCGTCCTCCGCGATGGTGATCGTGGGGGATGCGCCCCGTTTGACGAACTTGACCTTGCCGCCGGATTCGACCGCGTCGAAATAAAAGGCGCGCATCAACTGCTCGATCTGCGCCCGCCCGGTGGAGCGCTGCACGACGTAGCCGTGCACCTCGTCGGTCAGCGCGGTGACATCGATCTCGCCGGCGGCGAGGCCGGCACGCTGGCAGATGTCGGAGACGATAGACGAACAGGTCGGACTTGAAACAGACGTTATCACCGGGGCAGGGAGAAAAGCCAAAGCGAAATCTGTTGCGCCGCCTCGCGTCACCGTGAGGAACAACCCGTTCCCGAAAGCCAAATCGCACAAGATGGTTGAAGGTTCGTCGTGGGTAACGACTGTGATCCCATCCGCAGTGACTGCGACCTTCCGAGTGCCATACGTAGCGGCGAAGTAGCCGCCGCCATAGGCGATATCTTTGGCACCGTATGATCCCGTAGCTCCGGCCGTCCAATTCACTCCGTCGGTTGAATAGGCGAACCCGTTCGTCCCCATGAGGACGAAGCGCCCACCGCCGTAGGCGACATACAGCGTCCCGGTGATTGTTGGAATGGTGACTTCCTGCCAGCTTCCGCCGATCCGCGCGACGGCGCGTGCTGCGCCGCCAGAGACAACGATGACGCTGTTGCCGGCAGCGATCTTGGCCCAGCTTCCGCCAGCGGCGGTAAGGCTCTGCGATACCCATGTCACACCATCACCGGACATCCAGATTACCGTATCACCGCTTTGGATTGCATACACAATACCGTCGTCGCCATAGGTGACCGCGGTGCCAGTGATGCCCGATTTGACTTGAGCCCAATAGACACCGTCTGCGCTGCGCCAAATACCACCCCCGCCTCCTAATCCGGCGTAGAAGAATCCCCCTCCGTAAGTACAACAGAGAGCCTGACCGGTCATATTGGTTGTCGCAGAGACCCATGTCGCGCCTGAATCCATCGATCGCAAGACGCGAATCGGCGACCACCATACCGGCCCATATTCCAAGGTGATGAATATCCCGCCACCGAAAGCAACCGCTTCCCAATTCACACTCG